GTGCAACGCAGGCATATAACCTTTTTAGGGTTGTTGTAAACTCTACTACCAATGGTCTAGGAACGGCGAATTTCATGACAATCCTGGAATGGACCCTCAACGGCACCGAAGAGTCCCTCTGCGTGACGTCCGACGCGAAAGTGGGCGTGGGCATCGCCAACCCGCAGCGCGCCTTGGAGGTTGCCGGCGATCTCGTCGTCTCGGGCACGATCAGTGGAGGCGCGGGCATGGGCGCGTTCCGCAACCGCATCATCAACGGCGACATGCGGATCGCGCAGAGGGGGACGAGCACGACGGGTACAAATCCCCTGTTTTGCACTGTAGATCGCTTCACGTTCACAGGTGGTACAGGTACACAGACGGTTACTCAACAGCTCCTCGCCGCACCTGACACGCCGTATCAGCTCGGTATACGGTTCTCGTCGCGCATCGCGGCTAACACGCCAGTTACACAGTACGGTATACAACAATCCATCGAGGGCAATAACATCATCGACATGATGTGGGGGACTTCGTTTGGTGCCCCAGTCACCCTTTCTTTCTGGGTCAGATCACAGTGCACCACTGGATCAGTTGTGAGTGTTTCTATTCGTAATTCAGGTGGCGTGAATTCGTACGTGACTTCATTTACGATAAATGCAGTAAATACTTGGCAGTATCAGGTTCTCACGATTCCACCTCCTCCTAATGGAACGACGTGGTACAGAGATAATACTACGGGAATCCTTCTTGACATCGGTTCTTATTTACCAGGTTACTCGACCGCCTCGACGTCGACGTGGCTGACCGGAAACTACACCATGTCAAGCGGCGCGACCAACATCCTCGCCAACGCCGGCAACTTCATCGAACTGACAGGCGTCCAGCTCGAGAAAGGTTCCGTGGCTACGCCGTTCGAGCAACGCCCATTTGCTCAGGAGTTGGCGCTGTGTCAGAGGTACTTTACCAAACTCGGTGGGACTACGGGGCTTGAATATATAGGGTCGGGGATCGCAGCGTCCACCACTCAAGCGAACATTTTGTGCATCACACCCGTCCCTATGCGAGACATTTCAGCAACCACCATAAACGTTTTGAACGTCGGGAATATCCGTCTCCTAGGAAGTTTATCAGGTGCATGGAACGCTATCATCACTACCGCTATAATAAGAGACTCGGCAGGTACGAACGGTATAACGGTCCAGGCTACTGTCGGCAGTGCCTCTTTGACGCTCGGCTATCCCTATTTTCTCCAAAACACAAACAGCACTGGCGGCGTCATCCAAATAAATAACGAGCTCTAGTAGTAGAATGGAGGCTGTTATCGACCCAGCAGGCCCCACCATAGTCGGTCAAGTCCCTCCAGGCGCTTGTCGCCACGGGGGTGCTTGGGCCGATTTCCTGACCGTTCCCATCCCAGACGGACTCGAGGGCAAGCCCCTCAAGGCTGAGCTCGTTGATGACGTCTGGGTCATCTCCCTCGACGTCGATACCGTGACCGCCGCCGCCTGGACTCAACTCAGAACCGAGCGCAACGCGAGACTCGCCGCAAGCGACTGGACGGCTCTGGCCGACGCACACCTCAGCCAAGACAAGAAAGACGCCTGGTTCGCCTACAGGCAGGCCCTGCGCGACCTGCCGGACGAGGTCACGGACGAGCAGGTCACGAGTTCTGCGAACTCGGTCCCCTGGCCCCCGGCTCCAGGAACTAGCGTTCCTGTCGCTCCCGTCACTGGCTCGCGTCTCTCCAGTCTCTTGACTCACGCGGAGGTCGAGCCCGTCCCAGAGGCTGAGCCCGTCCCAGAGGCTGAGCTCGTCCCAGAGGCTGAGCCCGTCGTTGAGGCTGAGGTCGTCCCAGAGGCTGAGCCCGTCGTGGAGTCTGAGCCCGTCCCAGAGGCTGAGCCCGTCGTGGAGTCTGAGCCCGTCCCAGAGGCCGAGGTCGTCGTGGAGTCTGAGCCCGTCCCAGAGGCTGAGCCCGTCGTGGAGTCTGAGCCCGTCCCAGAGGCCGAGGTCGTCGTGGAGTCTGAGCCCGTCCCAGAGGCCGAGGTCGTCGTGGAGGCTGAGGTCGTCCCAGAGGCTGAGCCCGTCCCCGAGGCTGAGGTCGTCCCAGAGGCTGAGCCCGTCGTGGAGGCTGAGGTCGTCCCAGAGGCTGAGCCCGTCGTGGAGTCTGAGGTCGTCCCAGAGGCTGAGCCCGTCGTGGAGGCCCCGGTCGTCCCAGAGGCTGAGCCCGTCGTGGAGGCCCCGGTCGTCCCAGAGGCTGAGCCCGTCGTGGAGGCCCCGGTCGTCACGGCGCAGTAAACACTTAAAGTTATTTTCCTCACATAAATCAGGTATGGAGACATATAAAGGCACCCCCATCGAACGCATCTTCGCCTTTTGGGACGAGCAGCAGCAGAAGCTCGAAGAGGCCAAGCAGCGCAAAGCTGAAAGCAATCGCAGGGCCCGGGCAAAGTACCGTGAGACGCACCGGGAAGAGACCCGTGATCAGTCGGCCCGATATTATGAGGAAAACAAGGCTGAAATTTTAACAAGTCATGCCGAGCGGTACGCCTTCAGGAAGATGGCGACCACTTGAGTTTCCTCAGGAGACGAGACGAGTCTCCTCAGAAAAAATCCCAGGCCATGATAGGATGGCTCCCGTGTTCATGTGTCCGACCCCAAACTCCAAGACTCCCGTCCAACTCAACACCCAGGCGGAGGTTGAGGAGTTTCTCCAGTCGAACCCATATGCATGCGAGGTGCTTGTTTCCCGTAACGGTAAGAAGCCCTTTTTTGAATACCAAATCAAGTCGGCCACCAGGCTCACGGAGGTTGAAATCCTTCAGCGCAGGTGCGAATGTGAAAATGATCTCGAAATGATCGTAAACTCCCAGAACTACCCGAGACTACGCATTCATGGAATCGTGTCCACCTTCCAGGAGGGGGCTGTATGGTTCACGCACTTTCGCTTCGTCGTGACCGGAACACAGCTCGATGACTATGTTATTCAGCTTCGTAAAATAACCGATGGTACGGTATTCAATAAAGCTCCATCGAATGTGTTGAGTTTCCGGGGCGCGACGCTCATCGGTGACTCCTCTTGGCTCGACGTCTGTGTCCAGGCCCAGGACGGTGATTCGCTCGTATGGGTCATCAAGAACCCAGATGCCACAAACTATGAACGTGAAAAGATTGAATTTGAAAAGACTCACTTGAAAATCATGAACCCCTTTGGATTCGTGCGTCTCACACAGGGTGGAATTCAACTCATGAATCGGGCTATCCTTTTTCAGATGAATGAAAACAAACTCCTGAAGGATGAGCCCTTCGTCAAGCGTTGGCTCAAAGACCCTACCATGCGCACCTACGAGAATATCGACTTTCTCCCCCCACCCACGTCGTGTCCAAAGGACGTCTTCAACACATGGCAGGGCTTTGCGGCTCAGAAGATCACGGAGACGTCCGGTTCGGCCGCCATGTTCATAGATCACGTCGAGGCTCTTTTCGGTGATCAGGCTGGATATGTGTTCAAGTGGCTCGCGAACATCGTTCAGTACCCGGGTCGCAAGACGGAGGTGGCACTCGTCATCATCGGTCGGCAGGGAGCGGGTAAATCAAGCGTGTTCGAACACGTCATGAAAAAGGTGATGGGAGCCGAGTACTTCGGTCACACGTGCAGCCCTGACAAGGATCTGTTTTCCCAGTTCGCCCCGTTGACCAACTCGAAAATCATGGTGGTCGTTGACGATTTCAACGTCGGCACCATAAAGATGAACTCCGATCAGTTCAAAACATACATCACGGGGGAGACTGTCCAGTACGAGGCCAAGGGCATCATGCGCTGCACCCTCAACAACTGCTGTAATTTCGTCATAATTCACAATAAGCCCGATCCCGTAAAGCTCGACTCAGATGACAGACGCTACGCAGTCCTCGAGTGCTCGAACAAGTTTTACAAAAACGTCGAATACTTTCAAGAGTTTCGCAAGTACGCCAGTGAGCCAGGTAACATTAGGGCCATCTACGATCACCTCACGGGCATCGACATCTCCCAGACGAATTTCCAGGCGGAGCGCCCGATGACGGACATCTACAAGCGCGTCAAGAGCCTCTCGGTCGACAAGGAACTGCTGTTCATTTACCACAAAGTTCAGAAGGCCGTGACCGAGACTATACGCATCAAGAGTTCGGACATGTTTGATGATTACCACGACTGGGTCGTCAGGTGTCGGTTCTCAGATTACAAGCCTAAAAACAAGCAGACATTCAAGCCATCCATCGATAAGATCCAGGGCGTCAAAGTCGAGACGGGTCATGCAGGGTCGTACACATGGGTCATCGATTGCCGAGAGGTCGTCAAGGGTATCGAGGATCAGGGGTACGACGTTTGGGATCTTTCAGGATAGGTTTCACCCAGGTTTCACCCAGGTTTCACCCAGGTTTCACCCCGTGTTTTGGTGAGAAATAGGTTGAAATGGTGAAGTGGAGAAGTGGTGAAGGGTGGAAAGTTGAAAAATTTTGGGCACCCTCGCCACGACCCCATGATTTTTGGATTTTGAAAACGGGTTTCACCTTCACCATTTTTCCCCAGGAGACGAAGTCCGTCTCCCCAGAAAAAAATCTCAGCCCATGACAAAGTATGCCAGGCTATATTTATTTAATCATGATGGCTGACGGTGTGTACAAGGTGGGGCGAACCCAGCAGGACTACGGGAACTCTATGAAAAGGCTCAAGGCGTACCCGGGCGACTCGATCATAGCGATGGTCCTGAAGGTTCATGACGATGTGGTGGTCGAGAGGGAGGTGCTCCGTCGGTGCCGTCTGGCGTTCGGCGTTCACCCCAGGGGGCTTGAATACTTCAGGGGACCTGAAGACGAATTCATGAAGATAATTTACGAGTGCAAGAACTTTACTGCAAGGCCACCG